TGACCTTGAAAATCTGCTGTCGGAAAAGTAACAATTTTATCTGTCGAATTCGCGCCACCAAACTTGGTAACCGAGCTGTCGGCTAGCTTTGCGCCGGTGATCGCGCTGTTCGCAACGCGAGCAGTCGGGAAGGTTCCCGTGGTGATTTTGGCCGTATCTAAATCTGGAACGTCTGAGGCAGCGATATTCGCGCCAGAACTTATGTGCCCCTGAGCATCAATCGTCACCTTGGTAAAGGTGCCCGCAGTAATTGAATTGGTGTGATTTAGCTGGCCGCCAGAAGCTACTGACAAGCCTGTGCCGGGAAACACTGCACCCCTTGTGGAAGACGCTGCCGCTGGCACATCAGTAGACGCAATGACTCGCCCGCCTGTTATCAGGCCATTCGCGTCATATTGCACCAAATGGTGCTCTGTAGTCTCGGCTGTCACCGTGTTGTTGACGCGCAGCTCATTGCCGCTCAACACCAAGCCGTTGCCGTTAATCGTGACACCGCCTTTGGCGCTGCTCGTGGCAACAGGAATGTCAGCGCCAGCAATGGTCCTGTAACTAGCCGTACCACCAGAACCTGATGGCCCTGCTAAAAACTGCCCCGCACTTGTCGTGTCATCAAGTGATGGGGTGATCGTTACTGTGTCGCCAGTCGTGCTGATGACAAGGTTGACAATGCCGCTGGTGCTGCCAACAACCGTGTTGACCGACCCAGCACCTTTGACCGACTGCCACGCCGAACCGTCCCAGATATAGATCTTGTTGTCGTCGGTATCTAAAGCAATCTGCCCCGTAAACGCCCCAGACGTTGGCAGGCTGGTAACAAGGTCAACAGTCGATTCATTGGCAATCTTGGCAGCAGTGATTGCGTCATCAGCAATCTTGGCTGTTGCAACGCCACCGTCAGCCAGCGCCGTTCCAGCAACCTCACCTGAGCCAAACAGAATTTTTGCGCCAGGGATGCTGCCGCTTGCAATTAAATCAACGCCATTTTCAATTAATGCACCAACTGTCAGCTTTTTGGTTTCGCTGGCGCTGGTGTCTACAACGGCAACCAAATCTCCGGTAGCTAGAGCGGACCCAGTGAGCGCATTAAGCTCACTAATCTTTTTGTCGGCCATTGGCGGGACTCCTAGGTTACTCGGTGCCGTCTAGCTCAAGGTTAGCAGTGTCGTCTTGGTCGAGAACGACTTCATCCCCGCCCTCCGTGGTCACATTGTCGGCAGCTTCAAGGTCCATGCGGATTTGTATCTCGCCAGTTGTAATGAAGTCAGCAGTTATCTGAACCGTGTTATCTGGAGCGAACTGAACTGCAGCCGCTGTGATAATTCCGTTTGCTTCGTACCACAGCTCATCATTAGACCGAGCAGTAACGCCGCTTGGGTTATAGTCTTTTACTTTTATGTAAAAACGACCTTTAAAATTACTGCCAACTCGCGTTCTTAGCGCAAGTTCCATTATGTAGTTAGGAACCTCATTGCTTGTGTCTCCGGTGTACTCCCAAAACGCACTTATCCTTCCCGATCCAGAAATTAACGTGTTGACTTTAGTTCTGAACTCGTCTGACAACGTAGTTGTATCAACAGTTTCTCTCTCAGTATTAAGCTCAAAGTTGTTTACTTGAGCGACCAAGCGGTAGTCAGAGTTCTCAACTTTTACTTCAATAGGTATGTCGTTCCCAGGCGTGGCAAGTGATGTTGCGTTGCTTGAGCCGCCAGTCACTGCATTGGCAAAACTGTCGTAAAGCCTGATGCCGTCTAGCTCGTCAACGTAAATAAATTTCTTTACGCTTGAATCTGTGTAACTGTCAATAAAATCTAAGGCGCTATCGTCTGTGCTTGTAATTTCAATCTGATCGCCAGTCAAAAGCTGGCCATGGTCAAAATCAAAGCTAAACCGTTTTGTAGTTGTGTTTACGTCGTCAGCCTTAATCGTTCCAGTCAGCACCCCGCCGTTGAATTCCCGCTCAAGCTCAACTTTGCCATAAGTGCCTAGATAAACCGTCATGATCCAATTGACGCAGTAGTAATCGCTCCAGTGCCTTGGAACGAAATCTCAGCCCGCGCGATGTCGCCAGTTGCAGCTCCTAAACTTGCGCTTGTAATATAAGCCGTCAGCTTAATATCGTTGTTGTCAGTTCCGTCAGCCCAGCGGAATGTCAGCTCAACTGTGTCACTACTGCTAACACCATCGCTGCCGGTTTTAATTAACTTGTTAAGCAGATCAGTTGTATTGATGTCATCATCGTCATCTTTATAATAAAGCAACGTTGCGCTGCCTGAATAGCCTGTCACGCCAGGGCTATAGCTTCTAACACCATCACCCAAAGTTGTGGTTTCCAGCGTCTCTAAATCGCTTTGCACAGAGAAGCTGACGACCTTGGCAAGGGTCACATCAGCAAGCTGCATTACGCCGTCTCTGCCGGTGTAGACCTTGGACATCAAAGAACCCCGATCAGACTCACTGTAACAGTGCTAATCCCAGGCCGCACCTGCGTTACCTGTGGTGGCGCTTCATATCGATAATTATTGCCGTGGTCTTGCGCTCCAATGGCGTCGGCGTTGCCTTCCCAGCCCCCTTTAGCGCTCGAATTCAGGTCAAAGGTGGTGAAGCTGCCTTTCATTTCGTCGTAATGGTCTAAAAACAACTCTGCGTTTGCATCGCTGATATTTGCGTATGTGAGCTGCAGCTTCATATTGGTGCGCTTGTCCCCATACAAAATGCGCGTTTCGCTTCCGCTTTGCGCCTTATAAACCTTTACGGGGTAGTCACCAGAATCAAAAGCGCGAGCGCTAGGCGTAAGAACAGGGAAAGCCATTAGTCGTCTACCGCTCCATCGAACTCAGTGTTGTCGCCAAGCCCAAGCGTGTCAATTGCAACTAGGCTTCGACCGCTTGAGTCTACTGCGTAGTTGCTGGCCTTAATGGTGACGATGCCATCCTCATCAAGGTCTAGTGCTTCAATCTGATAGATCTGCGAATCAGCGTTAGACCCGCCCTTCACAGAAAACACGCTGTCAAACAGATCTACAGCTTTGCCAGCTTTGATCTCTAGAACCCCTTCCAACACGTCTGTGCTTTGGCGGTTCCAATAGAAAACATCGTGTGTGCCGTTATCAAGAGTTGAAATAGACGTTACGTTCCCATCCTTATCCACGATGCCATTGTTCTCTGGGCGGTAAGGGCTCATCTCACTAGCAACACGAATGAACTTGCCCGCTTCAAGACTCACGCCCCAGGGCAGCGTCTTGAACAGAATCGTATGCGTTTGGTAACGCCTTAGTGCAAGGAAATATCTCGCTACTTTTTGAGCGTGCTCTGTGCTGTGAATATGCGGAAAATCAAACTGCTCCAAAGGAAGCTCAGTGCTATTTGCCACGTCTGTATATCTAACAACTAATGTTTTTTGCTCAGGGAACTGATTGACTCTTGACGTTGTATAGGTGATCCCGCACTGAAACAACTTGCGCTCTTCAAGTTCAAGCCAATCAATCTCTAAGCTGTCCTCAATAATGTTCCCCTCAGAGAACATCGCAGAGATTGCGACCGGGTTTGTTGAATCAATTGTCCCATCAGAGTTAAATGGCAAGGCAGGTTCCAGTGACAGCTTGCCGTTTTTCATGCTGGTAAAGCACAAAACGCTAGGGGCCTGCACCGCAAGCCAAGATCTAAGATTTATTGATTCGTCTACCGTGCCGTTCCAATACAGGTTGTTTGCGTCTAGATATTTTGCGGTGACAATTAACGCCTCGCGATCCACCAAAGCACTGTTAACTATCGACCCGGCACCAGTGTCTTTGTTGGTAGCAAAGTACCAAAACAAATCAGTAAGTAGATTGCTTGGCGCTACGTCGTCATAAGACAGGCGCTCCACCTCAAGGCCATTTTTTAAGTAGCACCTGAGCTGGTCTAGTTGCGTAAAATTATCGCTTGACTTGAGCTTTAATCCTGCCATCGCACATCCGTCATAGTTGACCATATTGTCCTCCTCAAGCGTTTCATTTACGAATACGACTTCATGCTCTGGCCCGTCGTCGCAGCTTCTTGAAATTAAATCGCCGTAATGTGAAACTTCAGCGATACCGCTATATCTTTGGAAAACCCTAGTAGCCGTTCTTGGTTTATCAAATTCCTGATATTTTGTGCCAAAAGTAATTTCATAAACAAATCCAAACTGAACGCCATTTGTATTTCGAGCGTGCTTGACAAACGTATCTCCTTGATTCCAAGTCCCAACCACACTGGTGACTCTTGTGTCCTTGATGATCCACCACCTGTTGCGAACCGTGTGGTCATAATTAACTTCAACAGCCTCTAGGGTCAACTCCATAAAGACTTTGCGGGCGTCTCTTGAATACTCCCACGGAATTGTTATTGTCGTTCCAATAGCTATGTTGTCAAAGTACGGGTCTTGGCTAGCCGCGACTGACAAAATGTTGCTTAAAGTGTTTGGTCTAATTTCATCGCCTTGGTTGTAACTAGGCCCAGGCTCATTGGCTGTAACCCTTATAATCCGGGCACCAAGCTTGGTGGGATCTTGGACAAAGCTGCCAAATACTAGATTGACCTTCCCATCTTCGCCAGTGATTAACTCAGGCACGATTGCCATTTGCAAGTGCGTGAAGAAATCTCTTGGTTTTGCGAAGTAACCTCTGCCAGCTATTTTAAACTCGCCCAAATACGTTGTTGACTCCCAGGACTGCACAGGGACAGTCGCGCCGTTCAAAACAAATACTTCGCCCTCGCCCCCGCTTTGCTGTGCAGGAATTGCACTATTGAATGGCCTGAGGCGAAACTCAAGCTGGCTTACAGACGGATGAATTATTCGGATGAAAGAGTAAATGTCAACAGGCGAGTCGCCTACAACAGCAAATAAATATGGACCAATGTTCGTCCAACCTTTATTGCGAGTTTCGTTTTCGTCATAATTGCTGGGCCTTACATCAAGCGCAAAAAGTGACATCCGATGGGCAAAAGTGGTCATCTTGCCCTCTGTGACCTGAATATCGTCTTCGTTCAACTGGGCCATAATGCCCGGCGATTTTAACGTGTTGAAGTTAGTTATCGAGTTAAACTTTGCCCACACTCTTGACTTAATTCCAATCTCAGTGACCTCGCAAGCCCTAGTGTTCTGAATCGTTCCAATATCATATTTCAAGATTGGATAAAAAGATTCCTCAATGTCCGAAAACGGCAGGTAATTAGGCCTTTCAATTGCCTCCCTGTCAACAATCCCAATCTTGCGCTGGTTTCTGCTCCACCCTTCAAGGCATTTCAAGGTGATTCGGTAACCAGTTGACGTGTGGTTACTATTGTCAGGGTCAAACCTCTCATTGGGACGATCAACAACTTGCCAAGTAGAGCGACCAATCATCCACGTTGAGCCTTGGCTAAGCATTTGGTCATACCGGACTACTTCGCTGTCAACGGCTGTTCTAATGTCACTCAAATCAGCCGGGGGAAAGTCATGTCCACCAATAACAGGAAACGGTTCAGGGTCTTGCCTGTTTTTCCCAAGCAAAATTACAATTTTATCGCCAGGGTTTACTTCAACCTCTGTCGTCAAGTTACTCCACTTCTCAAATCCGTTTTTGCTGTCATCAACGGTATGAGCAATCGTATTTACACCGCCTGCGACCGGATAATGCTCAATCACTCCTACGCGGCTGCAATAATTGACGCCAGTGCCAGGCATACCAGCCTGTGTTGTTCCGTCGCTTATGCCTCCCCCAAAAGGATGCTCTTGCGCTAGATAACCATCTACATACTTTCTTTGCTGAGTTGCCGCTTCATCTCTTGTCTTATCGTCGCCACTATCAAGAAGTGAAATAACACGCCAATCAGGCCGTCTAGGAGTACCATTTGGAATTCCTGAGTAGACACCAAATCTGGTTTGTGACGTAGGGGTGAACGCTCCACAAAACGCAGGCTGATTTGCACCGTTGCGCGTTGGTGCGTAAAAAGCTTGATCAGCTCCGCTGATTCCGGGGTTG